TTTCCAGCTTTCGATTGTAAAGTGGATAATGAAGGATTAGAAAAAGTAGTAACTACAGTTCACTGGATATACGAAGGGATAGACGAAGATGGTATTACTGCAAGTATGTATGGTACGCAAGCTGTTGGAGAACCTACTCCTGACGCTTTTACGCCATACCCAGAACTTAGCGAAGAACAAGTTATTGGATGGATGGAATCTACAATGGATGTTGAAGCTATGCAAGAAAACATTTCATCTCAAATCAATTTAATTGTAAATCCAATTCAGGTAACTTTACCAGCTCCTTTTGCTAGTAAAGAAGATGTTGTTATTCCTGACACAGGAGTTACAATTGAAGAAACTTCGGTTGAAGAAGTTAAATAAAAAACACTATATTTGCATTTAAATTTAATTAAAAATAAAATGAAAAAGTTAGAGGAAAAAGAATTAGAGAAAGTAATTGAGCTTAAAACAGCTGGTGAGAAACTTCAATTTGAAGTAGGAGCTATTGAATTTCAAAAGAAACTTTTGTTAGACCAATTATTTGCTATAGCCAAAGATAACGAAGAACTTTCAAAAGTATTGTTTGATAAATACGGAGATTGTGTTATTGACATATCTACTGGAGAAATCAAGGAAAAGGAAGAGGAGGAAAAATAATCTTACCTTTGCATAAATTCAAATTAAATCAAATTAAAAAATGAACCTTATTAGAAAAATATCAATAGGTTCTGACTTAAAAAATGCTATGCATTATCAGGTTGGTACTAAAATAGCTGGTAACTCAAAAGAGATATCTGATATAATAAAAGAAGAGAAGTTCTTTGACATCTATGTAAGAGAAATTGATGATGACGTTAAAATGATTTGGAAATCTTTTAATATTGACTCTGTATCTCATATTGAGTACGACACAAGTATTTAATTGGTATGAAAAGTCCACATTATTTTATAGTTAAACCTTTGAACAACGAAAGGTATAACAACGAATCTAATGGCTTAATAGTAAATGTATCTTTAGAGGACCACAACTTCACGCAGAGATTATGTGAAGTTGTTCAGGTCCCAATTAACTATGATGGAGTTGTTGGTATTGGAGATACTCTTGTTGTTGGACATAATACATTTAGAGTTTATTATGACAATAGAGGGTATCCAAAAGAAAGCAAATACCACATTAAAGATAATCTTTTCTATGTAGAGCCTTCTTTATGCTATATGGTTATAAAGAAAGATTCTAATGAATATGTAGCTATTGAGCCATATTGTTTTGTAGAACCTATAATGAAAGACTACAAATACGAAGGAGTTAAAGAAGAGGAGCAGTTTGGTGTATTGAAGTATGCAAATACTGATATGCTAAATAATGGATTTAAAAATGGAGATAAAGTTGGTTTTATGAAAGACTCAGAGTATGAGTTTAAAATAAATGATGAAAAACTTTATATGATGAAACAACGTAGAATATTGATGATATGTTAGGATTAAGCAAGGATATAGAAATAGCTGTAGATACTGTAATCGAAGGATTGGAGTACCCTATTGATATGTCTATGATTGAACCTGACAAAGTTAAGACCATCGTAAAAGCTAAGGTAGATTCTTTCAAATATGGAAAGGATTTAATAGTTAGGTGGCAAAACAGTTCTAATGCCCCTTCAGAAGAGAAATTAAAGAAGTATGTTGTAAGATTGATTAAATCTGGTGACTTAGCATTAAACATACTTAGAGAGGCCCTTAGAGGCAAGATAAATTACGATGATTTAGATCCTTCTAAACATCACTTAGCTATATCTGTAAAACCATCTATCCATCAAGCAATTGTTGAGATTGATGCGTCACTTATAGAACTTAGAATGCAGATTGATGCAGACAACATAAACCTTAAGGAAAACGAATTTAAAAGAGGTTATCCAGAGAAGTTCGCTAATGGAGAGTTTTTCCCAATAACAGATTATTACAAGAAATGGTATGACGAGAGCAATGACTCTATTATGCTATGTCCAAAAGGAACTAAAGGTGAGGTTATAAAACTTCATAACTTAAATATTACTTTGCCAGCTGTACCAGCTAAAAAGAATATATTATTTTCAAACCTAAAAAAAGAAGAGCAGTATTGGAGAAGACAAGTGGTTCCTAGCGGATTAAGTCAAGACAATGCTGAATCATATATAGAATATATTGTAGAGGAGTTTAGAAGAAGAAGGGAAGGTATTTGGTTTATGAATAATGGAAAAGCTGAATATTTAACTGGAACTCACTACTTTGCTTTACAATGGGTTAAGATGGAGGATAATGGTGATTATATGGATTTCCGTTATGCTCAAAGAGATATGTTTTACTTTACACAAGCTTGTATTGTTGACCCAAGATGTTTAGGTGAGGTTTTTGTTAAGTCTAGACGTACTGGTTATACATATCAAATATTATGTCAGTTGCTTAATGATGGTACATCAGTTGCAAATGCTAGATTAGGTATGACATCTAAAACTGCTGATGATGCTGCGAAAGCATTCTCGAAGTTTAGTTATGGATATTTAAACTTACCATTCTTTTTCAAGCCAATTGTTAAAGGGGCTGAAGATAGCAAGAAGTTTTTAGAGTTCGCAAAGCCTTCTGACAGAAGTAAAGTATCAAAAAAGAATAAAGATACCAATACTGATGATTACTTAAATACACTAATAGATTACCTACCAACAAAAGATGATGCTTATGATGGTCAGAAAATGTTTAGATATTTAGGAGATGAGATAAGTAAATGGAGTAAGCCGCACAACTTTGAAAAGCACTGGGGACAAGTATCTCCAACATTTGATACTGGAGGTAGAGTTGTTGGTAAGGCTTTTTTAGGTTCCACAGCAAATGCTATGAATAATGGCGGTAGAGAGTTTAAAAACCTATATATGTTATCTGATGTAAAGAAAAGAAATAATGTTACTGGAAGAACACCTTCTGGTCTTTATTCGTATTTTTTACCAGCTCACAAGAATATGGAAGAGTTTACTGATAAATACGGAGTTTGTCACGAGGTTGTTGAAAAAGGTAGTGGGTATTATAATGTTCAAGGAGAATACAAGACAATAGGTAGTGTTCAGTTTTTAGAGGCGAAAAGAAGTAGTAAAAAGAAAGAGAGTGATATCTCATACAATGAAGAGCTTAGAGCTTTTCCTATGACAACAGACGAAGCCTTTAGAGATGAATTACACCAGTCTTTGTTTAATATAGAGAAAATAATATCTCAATTAAAATTCAATGAAGATTTTGAAGTAGAGAAAACGTTAGTTAGAGGTAACTTTTCTTGGAAAGATGGAGTGAAAGATACAATTGTAGAGTGGCACCCAAACGAGAGAGGAAGGTTTTTAATATCTTGGATACCTCCTACTGAAATGCAAAACAGATTTGAGATAAAAAATAACTTTGGAGGGTATTCAAAACACCCATTAAATTCAGATATTGGAGCGTTTGGTTGTGATACGTATGATATATCTGGTACGGTTGAAGGTGTTAGAAAGGATGGTTCTTATAATGAAGAAACGTCTAGAGCATCTAAAGGTGCGCTTCACGGATTAACGGGTTTTAACTTAGGAGATGTGCCTAGCAATTCATTCTTTTTAGAATACGTTGCTAGACCTAAAACTGCTGAGATATTTTTTGAAGACGTTCTAATGGCTTGTGTGTTTTATGGTATGCCAATATTAGCGGAGAATAACAAACCAAGATTGCTGTACCATTTTAAAAACAGAGGATATAGAGGATACTCTATAACTAGATTTGATAAAGTGTCAAGCAGATTGTCTCCAACTGAAAAAGAATTAGGTGGACTACCTAACTCATCTGAAGATGTTAGACAAATGCACGCGTCAGCTATAGAGGCTTACATAGATAAGAATGTCGGAATGGACAAAGAAACACAGGAAATGGGATATATGCCATTCAACTTCACGTTAGAGGATTGGATGCAATTTGATATAACTGATAGAACAAAGTTTGACGCATCTATTAGTTCAGGGTTAGCTATTATGGCTGTTAATAGGAGATTATACACTCCACAAGAACAAGCAAGAGAGTTGACCGTAAGTTTAAAGAGATATAAAAATTAGATATGAGTATTAAAAAAGTAAATGGTGTTTCTATTACATATAGAAGCTTTCCTAGTCAGAATGATAATTTTGAGGTTCAAAAATCTTCTGATTATGGACTACAAGTAGCTGAAGCTATTCAGTATGAATGGTTTAGAAGAAATGGTGCTTCTTGTAGGTATTACGATCAGCGAGACGAATTCCACAAGAGAAGAATGTACGCTAATGGAATGCAGGGTACTGCAAAGTATAAGACTTATTTCGCTGTAAATGGTGATATGTCTTGGTTAAACCTAGACTGGAGAATCGTTCCTGTTATACCAAAGTATTGCGATATACTCGTAAATGGAATATCTCAAAGAGAATTCTCTATAAAAGCTAGAGCAATAGACCCTACTTCTGTACAAGAAAGAGTTAACAAAAAAGAAAACCTGGAGAAAGATATGGTTACAAAAGACTTTATCGTTCAGGCAAAAGAACAATTAGGAGTTACCCTTGGGTCGGTTCCAGTTGACAAGATACCAGAAAGTAAAGAAGAGATTGACGTTCAAATGGAGCTTGAATACAAGCCACAAATAGAAGTATCTAACGAGTTAGCTGTGTCTACTGTTTTTGAAGACAATGGATATAACCAAATGGTTAGAAGAAGAATAGAAAAGGATATCGTTGAAATTGGTGTTGGTGCAGCAAAACATAGATATACTCCTAATGATGGAATCAAGGTAGAGTATGTTGACCCTGCAAACTTAATATGGAGTTATACTGAAGACCCGTACTTTCAAGATTGTTTTTACTTTGGAGAATACAAAAATGTGAATTTATCTGAGGTATACAAAGAGTTTCCTTATTTAACTGAAGACCAAAGACAAAGACTACAAGATATATCTTCATCTTGGAATAACTACTATGAGTTAAATTTAACTGGACAACCTCAAGATGTTTTAGATGGTAAAATAGGATTATTGTATTTCAACTACAAAACATCAAGAGAGAAAGTTTGGAAAAAGAAGAAGAATTCAAAAGGTGGTATGAAGGTAATACCTAAATCATCTGACTTCATATACAAAGGTACTGGAGATGCTGACTTTGAGAAATTAACTAAAATCGAAGAGGTTTGGTTTGAAGGAGTTTTAGTATTAGGAACGAATATATTATTGGAGTGGGAAGTTTGCAAGAATATGGTTAAAGAGAAATCAAACCTTTCAAAAGCACTTCCAAACTATGTTGTAAATGCTCCAAAAATGTACAAAGGATTTATTGACTCTACAGTTAATAGAATAATACCTTTTGCTGATGACATTCAAATGTCTTGGTTAAAACTTCAACAAATAAAACAAAGAGTAGTTCCTGATGGTCAATACATAGATATTGATGGTATCACTGGAATAAACCTAGGAGAAGGAAACAAATATACAATTGACGATGCGTTAAATATGTATTTTCAAACTGGTTCCGTTATAGGTAGAAGTTCAACTTCTGGTGGTGAATTTAACAATGGTAAAGTTCCAATTCAAGAAGTTAGACACTCTTCTGGTCAAGATAAGATATCTTCGTTGTGGAATAGTATTCAAATATCTATGGATATGATTGCTCAAGCAACAGGTGTTAATCAGGCGATAGATGGAAGCAATCCTGACAAGAATAGCTTAGTTGGTATTCAAAAGATGGCCGCTTATTCATCTAACGTAGCAACAAGACACATATTAGAAGGAAGTATGTTTATAACCAGAGAGCTGGCTAAATGCATCTCTATGAGAATATCTGATGTACTTCAGTTTTCTCAGTCTAAAAACGATTTAGTTAGAAAAATATCTTCATTAAATGTTGATAGTCTAGAGACTATTAAGAAATTATATCTTTATGATTTTGCAATATTTATAGAACTTACTCCTGATGATGAAGAAAGAGCTAAATTAGAAAGCGATATTTCATTTGAAATACAACAGGGTAATCTTGGTGTTGAAGACAAATACGCTATAATGAACATCAAAAACATCAAGCTGGCATCAAAATATCTATCCGTTAGAAAGAAAAAGAAAATGGAAGAAATGCAGAACAGAAAGATGGAGGAGATAAAAGCTCAAACTGAAGGTAATGCTGAAAGCGCTCAAGCTGCTGCTTCAAGTAAAGCTGAATTGATTAATTTAGAAGGTCAAAGCAAAGCTATGGTTGAACAAGCTAGAGTTAAGGCAGAGATAGAAAAAATGAATCAAGAGGCAAATCTTAAGTTAATGCTTATGGAGAAAGAGTTCCAATACCAAATGCAACTTAAGGGAATAGAGGTTGAGGGCATGAAGAGCAAAGAAGAAATGAAGGAAGATAGAAAGGATGAGAGAACAAAGTTACAGGCTACTCAAGCATCTAAAATGGTAGAGCAAAGAAAAAAAGACCTTCCAGCTATAAATTTTGAAAGCACAAATGATAGCATAGATTCTTTCTCGCTTTCTGAGTTTGAGCCTAGATAGTTGTCTGTAAAATTGTTATAGAATATTTCATAACTTTGCAAAAAATTAAATTAAATCAAATTATATGTTAAAATTCAGATTAGAAGGAGAAGAATATTCTTCTCAAGTAGAAGATAATAACATTCAACAAGAAGATACTATAGTTGAACAGACTGAATTAAATGATGGTTCAGAATCTTCATCAGATAAAGGTGATGAACCAGCAGAAAGTATTGTTGAAGAAAACACTCTTACATTCAAAAGCGATGATGATGTATTAGAGTATTTAAAGTCTAAAGAAGAGTTAATGTCTAAGGTGTCTACTAAAAGTGAAGTAGAAATACCAGAAGATATTAAAGCGTATTTAGATTACAAGAAGGAAACTGGTAGAAGTTACAACGACTACTTAGAACTTCAAAAAGATTTCTCTACTTTATCTGAGGATATTGTAATAAAAGGATACATTAAAGAGATGAATCCAGAATACACAGATGAAGAGGTTAATGATGAATTCTTAGATACCTATGGTTACGACGAAGACACAGAAGACGAAAGAGATATAAATAAAAAAATACGTTCTTTTAAGAAAACTCATTCTGAGGCATTAAAGTACTTTGATAGTCTTAAGGAAAAATATAAAGCTCCATTAGCGGTGTCTAATGAGTCTATTATTCCAGAAGATTATATTCAAGCTAAAGAGCTTGTTGAAGGAATTAAGAATCAAGAAGAGTTTAGTAAGAAACAGTCTGAATATTTTTTACAAAAGACAAATGAGTTATTCTCTAATGATTTCAAAGGTTTTGATTTCAAAATTGGAGATGAAGTAATTAGTCAAAAAGTATCAAATATTGAATCTGTTAAAAATGACCAATCAAATGTAATGAACTTCTTTAGTAAGTTCTTAGATGAGAATGGTTTAATGAAGGACCCTGAAGGATACCACAAAGCTTTGTATGTTGCTATGAATTATGATAGTATATTACAAAATGTTTATGAAACTGCTAAAGCTAATGCTATTGAAGAAGAAATTAAAAATAGCAAAAACATAAATATGGGAGGTATGCGCAGGTCACAAGAAAGCATCTCTACAGGTGTTAAGTTCAAATTAGTATAAAAATTAAAAAATTAAAAAATGGCATTAAACGCAATCCCTGGAGTTAAATTAATTCCTACTGCTACAAAAGAAATTTTGTCTAGCAACTATTTAGAAGCATCTGACTTCGATTTTACAAACCAACATTTACCAGAATTATTGAGCAAAGAGTTCTCAAGATACGGTAATCAATCAATCAAAGGTTTTGTTGAAAGAATGGGCCAAGAGGCTCCAATGCAATCTGATTTAATCAAATGGTCTGAAGAAGGTCGTTTAAGACCAGTTGGTACTGGTGTTACTCGTTCTACTAACACATTCACATTGGCTAATCATACTTTTAGAGTTAACGATACTATCATTTTCAATGACGGTACAAACGAAGACAAAGGTATTGTTTCTGCAATCGCTACTAACACATTCACTGTTCTTCCTGCTGCTTCAGCTGGTTGGTCAATTGGAACTGCTGATATCGCTTGCTTCACTTACTCTAATGAGTACAGAAAAGGAACAAACGGAAGAGCGGAATCTTTAGAGGCTCAACCAGACATCTTCGAAAACAAACCAATCATCATCAAAGAGAAAGATTCAGTTAATGGTTCTGATATGTCTCAAGTTGGTTGGATTGAAGTTGAAGGTGAAAACGGAATGGGATACTTATGGTATTTAAAATCACGTTCTCAAACTCGTCAACGTTTTGATGATTATATCGAAATGGGTATGATTGAAGGTGTTTCTTTTGAATCAGGTTCAGCTGCTGCAACTGCTGGTTTTACAGGTACTGAAGGTTTCTTCGAAGCTGTAGAGCAAGGAAATATTTTTGATGGCTTAGTTACTGACTTAGTTGATGTTGATGAAATTTTAGATCGTCTTAACAAACAAGGTGCTATTTCTGAATATTTAATGTTCAATAGATTTGCTCAAGATAGAGCTGTTGATACTATGTTAGCTGCTCAAAATGCTTACGGTGTTGGTGGTACTTCTTATGGTGCTTTCGATAACAGCGAAGATATGGCCTTAAACTTAGGTTTTACAGGTTTCAAATTAGCTGGATACGAAATCTACAAATCTCAATGGAAATATTTAGATGACCCAACTGCTCGTGGTTTATTCACTGGAAACGCTACAGTTAATGGTGTTTTATGTCCTACTGGAGTTAAAACTGTTTATGATAACGTATTAGGTGCTAATGCTTCATTACCATTCTTACACGTTAAATATCGTAAATCAGCTACTGAAGACAGACGTTATAAAGTATGGCAAACTGGTTCAGCTGGTGGAGCAAACACTTCTGACTTAGATGCTAACGAATTACACATGCTTTCTGAAAGAGCTTTATGTGTAATTGCACGTAACAACTTCGTAATGTTGAAAGGAGCATAATCTAATATAGATTGTACTATAAAGATAGAGGGGTAGATTTTTCTACCCTTCTTTTTTTTGTTATATATTTATTACCTTTGCAAAAAATATAATCAAATTAAATTATGGCAAAATCAATTAAAAAACCTGTTTCTACAGACTTAGAGACAGAAAGAGACAGAACGTATGTTTTATTATTGAAGCATACCCCAATTCAATACTTCTTACGAGGTAGACACAAAAAGGGCGCTCCTTTGCAGCATTTTGACGAATCAACAAAAAGACTTCGTTCTTTGTGTTATTCAAGCAATCAAACAAGTATTTATCAAGACGAACAAAGTGGAGACGTAATTGTTGAACCTATTGTTTTTGTTAATGGTAAATTAACGGTAAAGAGAGATAATCCTCAATTACAAGAAATCTTATCTATTCACCCTGGGAATGGAAGCATCTTTGAAGAGCTAAGACCAGAAGAGAAAGCAGAGCAACAAGTAGACCTTATTGAAAAAGAACTTGAGGCATTGAACATTGTTATGGAGTTGAGTACTGATAAATTAGAGAGTATTGCTCTTGCGTTATTCGGTAACGGTATTTTATCTAAAAAGACATCTGAAGTTAAGAGAGATGTGTTGATGTATGCCAAGGAGAATCCATTAAACTTTATTCACTTAGCATCTGATGATTTAACTGAATTAAAAGGATTTGCTGTTAGATGTCACGACTTAAATGTAACTCAATTTAAAGATAATGCTTTCTATAGCGGAGATACTTTATTATGTAGAGTTCCTTTTGATGAATCAGACAAGTATAATGCATTTGCTAGATGGATTAGACAAACCGAAGAAGGTGAGAAATTTATGCAATACGCAAACTCAAAACTGAAATAAAAGATTTTTTTTCTGTTGTTGTTTTTAGCCCTCTGTAATTTAGTTTGCAGGGGGCTAATTTTTTATTTTGTATCTTTGCAAATAATTTTGTTTTTAAGAAAAATATGATAAATCAGGTATACACAACAGTACTTTCGATACTGAATAAGGAGTCAAGAGGATATATAACTCCAACAGAGTTTAATATGTATGCTGAACTTGCTCAAATGGGATTGTTTGAAGACTTATTTCACAAGTACTCAAAATCTATTGTAAAGCAAAATAATAGACTTTATCATTCAGAATACTCTGATATACCTAGACACATTAGAGAGGTTGTCGATAGATTTATAAATGTAGAGAAGAACATTGCTGTTGACCTTGAAGGTCTTTACTATGTTTCTGACTTAAACTTTTATAGACTTATTGGTCTTGATTTCTTTGGAAGTGAAATAGAAGAGGTTGGAAAGATGGAAGTAAACAGAATGTTAAATAACGATTTAATAGCTCCATCTGAATCATATCCTGTGTATATTGGTGTCAAAGGTAGATACAAAATTTATCCAACATTGGATGATAAAGAAATAACGGCTACTTACGTTAGAAAACCAATACAACCAAAGTGGACATACACAACAGTTAGTGGGAATGCATTATTTAATCCAACCGCATTAGATTATCAAGATTTTGAATTACCAGACTCTATGTTTAACGAAATAGTAGTTAAGATACTTTCTTATTGTGGTATTCAAATAAGAGAGGCTGAAGTTGTTCAGGCATCTCAAATGATGGAGGGAGCAAATATTAATAATGAACAGCTATAAAATATAAGATATGAGCAATCAAATATTACCACCAATTAATTACTATACAAACGAATCTAATTGGGGAAATTACCAATACATAACACTATCTCAGCTAGTAGATAATTTTATGTTGAATTATGTTGGTGATGATAAGTTATTGTCAAACGTAAAAAGATACAACGTATTATCTCACTTCAAAAGAGGTATTCAAGAATTTAACTACGACTCAGTAAAAGAAGTTAAAGCTATGGAGGTTGAGTTGAGTGATAGTCTCTTATTGACTCTTCCAGTTGATTATGTATCTTACGTTAGGATATCTGTTGTTGGCGCTAATGGATTATTGAAGCCATTATCTAGAGACACAAGAACTACTTTAGGTACAGCTTATTTGCAAGACAATCAATACCAATTGCTTTTCGACCAAAATGGATACCCATTAGAGGCTCAAACAACTGAGGCGTTTAAGAGATATAGTATTGCATCTTCTAGCGAGTATAATGATGAGTGTTTAGAAACGAGTAATTTTGGAATAAACACAAATCAAAATGGTAATGGATATTTCAACATAGATAAAAGAAGAGGTGTTATTTCTTTCTCTTCTAACATTGGCTCTAAAGTTATTCTATTGGAATATGTATCTGATGGATTAGAGTACAATAATGGAGATGATATTCAGATTCATAAATTTGCAGAACAAGCTCTCTATAACTATGTTAGATATATGATTATAAACAACAAGTTTGGCGTTCCAGAATATGTTGTAAATAGAGCAAAAAAAGATTACTACAACGAACTTCAGAATACAAGAATAAGAATGATGGAGTTGAGAGGTTCTGAATTATTGATTCTACTTAAAGGTAGAAATAAATGGTTAAAATAAAAAGAAGTACTAAATGACTAAAATTCAAAATAATTTTCTAAAGGCCACAATCAATAAAGATTTAGACGAAAGACTAACTCCTAATGGCCAAATGACTGATGCGACCAACTTTATGGTTACATCTGAAGATTCTAGTGGTCTTGGAGTTGGGAAGAACGTGTTTGGTAATACATTGGTTTCAACATTAAATGATGCTGGAGCTGTAGTAATAGGAAGTATTGCTGATGATAGCTATGAAAGAGTATTCTTTTTTGCACACTCAAATACATATGACTACGTATATCAATACAACTTATCGAATAACACAGTAGAAAGAGTTCTTCAGTCAACAGCTACAACTGGCGTTTTGAATTTTAGTTTGAATCACAGAATATCTCATATAGATGTTTTTGTTGGAGTTGAGGGAGATTCGTTGATAGCTTGGACAGATGGATTTAATCCACCTAGAATAGTTGGTATTGAAAGAGCTAAGACATATGCTATAAATGGATTTGATGAAGTAGAGATTTCTGTTATGAAACCATCTCCTATATTCGCTCCATCTGTTGCTCAAACACAAATATCGGATGATGACTTTATGAGTTTTATCGCTGATAAGTTTTTATCTTTTGCATATAGATATAGATATGATGATGGTCATTATTCTGCATTTTCATCTTGGAGTCCATATGTATTTACTCCAGGAAACTTTGAGGTAGACCTTTTGACTAGTACAAATATTGCTATGCAAAATAACTCAAAAGCATTTGACATATCATTTAATACTGGACACAGAAGCGTTAAAGATATAGAGTTGGTTTTTAAGTTGTCGAATAGCAATAATGTATACTCAATAATAAAACTAAATAAACAAGATGAAGGATGGGGTAATAATGCTTCTGAGTCGTTCTTGTTTAATAAATACAAAGTATATAGTGTAATATCTGAAGAGCAATACTTCAGAAGTTTTGATAATGTTCCATTAACAGCGAATACACAAGCTAGAATAGGTAATAGATTAGTATATGGTAATTACATTGAAGGAAGAGATATAGATAGCAAAATTGATTTCACTGTCGACTTTGAGTCTTCACAAGTAAATACATATGACATACAAGACAATGAAATAGAAAATAAAATATACGCAAGTAACACAACTAATGTTGTTGATTTTTGGGGAGAATCATCTGAAGTACCTGTAGAATCATTAGGAGCTGGTATATCTATGGATTACACAACAAATGTAATTACATTCACAAATACAACTGGCACAACAAAATCATTTCTTCAAGAAGTATTGATAAAGAAAGAGGATGCTTTTTCTAATGTTGAGTTGATTTGCGATATGTATGTAGATGGTGTTCTTGAATATACTTTTACAATACCACCTGGAGTCATAAGTGATGAAGGATCTTTTGGTCAGGCCAATAAAGCCCCATCTGAATCTAGTGAAGTATACGTAGTTGTTAGGTCTTCTGAGCCAGCATTATATACTGCTCAAATAGATTGTGTAATATTAAGCTCTGGATATATTTCAAGAAAAGGATTTGATACTAACAATTATTATTTGGTTTCAAAGAAAAATACAATAAACTCAAACACACAAGAAGGTAACGTTGTTCCGTTAAGTGTTTTTGATATCGATATGAGTAGTTTTTCATTAACTCAAGGTAGTCAGTTTTCCTTTGACTTTAATATATATTTAGCCTACTTATTCAATACTCCTTTAGCTGATAGCTATATATTTACATACACCGTAACAAACACATACACGTCTTTCCAAGACCTTATTGATAACTCAAACTTTACTCAAACTCTTGAAGATTTCTTCACTGGTATTGTGAATAATCCAATAAATCAATTACCATCAAGCTCTATATTGTCATCTGTACCAGCTACAATAACTCCAAACTATTTAGGAGAATTCATAACTATAGAGATGCCCTACAGAACAATAGAGGTAGAAGAGCCATCTGGAGTTACGTTGACAAAGATAGATTACATTTTGTGTAACTATATAAGAGTAAACTACTCTTCATTGACTTTGTTTACAAGTATGCACTCTTCAAGGGATTATGAGATAGGAATGGTTTTCTTAGATGAAGAAGGAAGAAAGACCACCGTTATTGATGCAAAAAACAATGGTGTATATATACCAGCTGAGAACTCTGACACTCAAAACGTGTTAAATGTTACAACAATTGGGACACCTCCTACTTGGGCTAAATACTATAAGTTTGCAGTAAAATATAATAGAGGTAAATATGATGTAATATATTCTCCTACTATGTATAATGATTATATACATACTTATGTCAAATTAGTTGGAGATAATAAAAGCAAAGTCAAAGAAGGAGATTACTTAATACTTAAGTCTGACTTAAGAGGTCCTTTAGATAGCTTTGTTAAAGTTAAAGTATTAGACGCTAAGTTTTACGAGAAAGATGAAATCAAAACTGATTCGGAATCTGGGTTTTATTTTAAGATAAAAAATGGAAACTTTGATTTAGAAACTAATGATAATGACTTCTTAGAATATCTAGGCACTAGAGGTAAATATATAAATCCGTACTACGTATACTCAAAAGATATTGAATATACTGATGGTACTGACGTATCTTTTTCAGCTGGTAATATTGTTAGATTCGTTTCTTATTGTAATAGGATAGCGGGAGGAAGTCAGTTCAGAAATTCTATTGATCAGAAGTATTACATAAATCAAGATTACACGGATTTCAGAGAAATGTTTGAGGCTGTTATAGCACCTTCACAAGCATTCATAGACTACATAAATGGAGATGCTGAATTAGCATATAGATGGGGTTCTGATAACTTAAGTAGAACAAAAATTGGTTTCAAACCTTTGGTGTTTCCAGACTCTTCTGCTCATTACATAAGAACTAAAACAGACGTTTACATAACAACTTCTGAGATACCTGTATTTGAAACAATTCCATTAGAAAGTGATTCAGATATATACGTAGAAGTTCCAACGACTTATACCATAACTAATGGTCAATACCAATACACTAACCATTCATTAACTGAATTGTTTAATTGTTATTGTTTTGGTAATGGTGTTGAGAGTATATCTGTTAGAGATGAAATGAATACAAGCTTCTTAAATATAGATTATGCAGTAAATGCTGTAAGTGAAGACGTGTATAG